CCTGGAAGCAATAGTATGCATCTGATTTCTACGTTTTTCATATGTACACAACCCATGATTAAACCATTCACGTAAAGCGGAATCTATATTTTGAGCACACGCTTCCTCCTCCGTCAACGGTGCATCCTTTCCGCGTCGATAGTTATGTAAGGATTTAAATATCGAATTATCCTCAAGGGCACCTAAATGACACCCAAGTTTAGGATGATAAACACTAGTACGCTTAAGAAACTCTGCATGATCGTCGTGCATATATTCTGTTAGATCACTCTCCTTATCTGGCATTGTATAAGACTGACCAAACTCAGCCAAAAAACGAGAGCAGCCCTTTATATTAAACTTGGGACGTTGTGCACTAACAGAGCCTTTATTGTCATCACCATAAGTGATTATAGAAACGTAATCTCGAAAATTATCATCAAATGAATACTCCGAATAATAAAAACATCTTAAATTCAAACTACCAACAATGCTATTGATAATCACTGTCAATGAATTACCACTAATATGAGTACCTTCAATCAATCCTATTAAATCACCATTGTAAGCTATGAAAGCAAATACGATGTCACCACTCATAGCTTCCATAACTTGAATATCTTCTTCTGAATAATTCATTTCCCTGGCAAAATCAATCATGATACGCAATGCAGCTTCGATCAATTGTGCAGGCATACGTTGATCATATTTTGAATAATCACCTGCAAAAATGCGATCCTTTCCATGTGTTATCATGTACTGATACAGTTGCTCCCACTCACTACCATGAGAATTAATGCCAACAGCACATTCACTAAGGAGTGGATTCATCTGTATGAATCTTATTATTGGTAAAAAATACATACGTACCAAATATGTTAAAGCAATGGGATTGCCATAAAATATCCTACATTTCTCCTTAGACAAAGGTAAAGCCTCATCTTTTTTACAAGCTTTAGCTATCGTATATGCCCTTTGGCCACTTTTATAAATACTATGGCATCTCTCAATCTCAGCCATCACTTCAGGAGTAAACTCGCGATTGCACTGATACTCTTCCGTTGGATACAAATCTATCACATGCCTCTTTTTTGGTCCCCCCAATGGAAAACCAATAGAAGTATCCAATTTGATTGCATCAATAAATCTTTTACCAGGAATTCCAAGCAAAGTTTGTTTGGAAGTTAAAGGTTTAGACTCTTTCCACGACGGAATATCTCGTATAAGTTTAATAAGAGGCATTTTATAATCCCTTGAAGCTCGTATTAATAAAC